TCTAAAAAACAAACGGCTGACTATTCGGCTATTTCTACTTGGGGCGTGTTCCGCCCATCCGAGGATGAGCCCGATTGCGTCATCTTATTGGACGCGCAAAAAGGCAGGTGGGATTTCCCAGAACTAAAAGAAATTGCGATGCGTGAGTATCGTTATTGGGAAACCGATATGGTATTGATTGAGGCAAAAGCTTCTGGTACACCCCTGACTCAAGAGCTAAGACGAATGGGTATTCCTGTTGTTAATTACTCGCCGACTCGAGGTCATGATAAAACAACCAGAATGCACTCCGTTGCTCCCATCTTTGAATCTGGTATGGTGTATGCTCCGAACAGAGCTTTTGCTGAAGATATGATTGAAGAATGTGCGTCATTTCCGTTTGGAGCTCACGATGATTTATGTGATACTATGACTCAGGCGTTGATGAGATTCCGAGAAGGAGGCTTTGTCAATCTAAAAAGTGATTATGAAGACGATGAAAGAGAACCAAGACAAAGGGTTTATTACTAATGGCAATTGAAAGACAAACACCCGATCCAGCTCAAGAAGGCGAAGAATTTCAAGATATGACAACCGAGAGATCAACCGATGATCTTGACAATGAAATTATTGAAATCTTGTCAGGCCTTGATGAAGAAGGGGTTGAGTATCAAGAAGATGGATCTGTTATTTTAGGCGATGCGGAGCAAGAAGTTCCAACGTTAGGCTTTGGGGAAAATTTAGCTGAAGTTGTTTCAGACAATGAGTTAGACAAAATCTATATTGAGTTAACCGCTGCGATTGAAAACGACAAGTCAGCCAGAGGCGATTGGGAAAAAACTTATACCGATGGCTTAAAATATTTAGGGATGAAAATAGAAGAGGGTCGCTCAGAACCTTTCGAGGGTGCGTCAAGTGTGATCCATCCTTTGCTTGGCGAATCTGTTACCCAGTTCCAAGCCCAGGCTTACAAAGAATTACTTCCAGCTCAAGGCCCAGTTAAAACTCAAGTCGTAGGTGAATACAGTTCTGCTGTTGAAGAACAAGCTCAACGCGTTAAAGAATTTATGAACTATCAAATCACTCAGGTGATGGAAGAGTACGACGAAGAACTTGACCAAATGTTATTCTATCTGCCAATTGCAGGAAGTGCATTTAAGAAAATTTATTACGATGAGTCTTTGGAGCGGGCTGTTTCTAAGTTTATTGCTCCCGAAGATTTAATTGTTCCTTACTATACAACCGATTTAGAGTCCTGCCCAAGAATCACTCACGTAATTAAAATGCCAGAGAACGAAGTTAAAAAACTTCAGTCTATTGGTTTTTACAGAAACGTTAAAATTAACAGCAACGACAGCGCGTTAACAGATTCAAGCCTTAACGATGAGATAGAAAAGCTAGAAGGTATGGCGCCATCCTACGATACGGGTGATGTGTGTAATCTGTATGAAGTTCATTGCAACTTAGACTTAGAAGGCTTTGAAGATCGTTTTGAAGATGGCGAAGAGACTGAGGTCAAACTGCCTTATATTGTAACGATTGACGCCAACTCAGAAAACATTTTAGCTATCCGCAGAAACTACGCAGAAGACGATCCAACCAAGAAAAAAATTGAATACTTTGTTCACTTTAAATTCTTACCAGGTCTAGGCTTTTACGGGTTTGGTTTGACCCATATGATAGGTGGCTTATCCAGAGCCTCAACTTCAATTTTAAGACAATTGATTGATGCTGGTACTCTGGCTAATTTGCCTGCTGGTTTTAAAACCAGAGGGATTCGTATTAGAGACGAAGACACGCCGATCCAACCAGGCGAATTTAGAGACGTGGATGCCCCCGCAGGATCTTTGCGAGATGCCATTCAGCCTCTACCATTCAAAGAGCCAAGCAGCACTTTATTGCAGTTGTTAGGATTATTGGTTCAAGGCGGCCAACGCTTTGCGTCTATTGCCGAAATCAACGTGGGCGAAGGCAACTCTGCAGCCCCTGTTGGAACCACTTTAGCTTTACTGGAAAGATCAACAAAAGTTTTGTCTGCCATTCATAAACGTTTGCACTCAGGACAAAAGAAAGAATTTAACTTGTTGGCAACCATCTTCTCTCAAAGCTTACCTCCTGTTTATCCATATGCGGTATCAGGTGGCAACAAACAAATTAAGCAAACTGACTTTGATGAAAGGGTAGACGTCTTCCCAGTTTCTAACCCAGATATTTTCTCTACCAGCCAACGAATTATTATGGCTCAAGAGATGATGCAATTGGTTCAATCCAATCCGCAAATACATGGTCCAAATGGAACCTACGAAGCTTACAGAAGAATGTATGCGGCGTTAGGCGTAGACAATATTGATGCGCTTTTAATTCCACCACCAGATACAGAGCCTAAACCGCTTGAGTCAGGGTTTGAAAATTCAGCTTTATTGTCAGGCAACCCAGCGCAAGCATTTATGCAGCAGAATCATGACGCACATATTGCAACACACGTGAACTTATTAAACATGCCACCTGTCCAAATGAATGCTCAGGTACAAGCTAACATTCACTCACACATCATGCAGCACATTCAAATGAAGGCTGATATGATTGCTCAACAGCAAATGCCACCCGAGGCTCAACAGCAATATCAACAATTACAACAACAAGCGCAACAGTCATCTCCCGTAGAAGCCGCTCAATTTAATCAACAAGCCAACGATATATTGGCTCAGTTTAGTTCTCCGATAATGACAGATCTAATGGGTCAGTTTGCTCAACAAGTAGCGATGCCTCCGCAAGAAGATCCGTTGGTTGAAATTAGAAAACAAGAACTTGCACTTAAGGGTCAAGAGCTTCAACAAGACAGAGATCAGTTCCAAATGAAAGAGCAAATGAGAGCTCAAGATCAAGCCAATCAAGATAAAATAGACAGAGAACGTATTGACGCTCAGCGAGATATTGCTAGAATGAAGGACGATACAACTCAAAATAGACTTGATCAACAAAAAGAACTAAAATTGATTGATATAGGTTTGAGTCAAATGGATCAATACAGGTAAAAAAATGGCTAAAAATATTAAAGTAATGAAAAATAAACTTTCATACAGCAACAAAGGAACTGTCCCTTCTAAAAATAACGAAGGAACTTTTTCTGCTGACGTTTCTCCAAAGCCAGGAATGGGCAAAGGAAAAGCTAGAGGTATGGGCGCTGCCGAATTTGGCGGTAAGTTTTCTGGCATTTATTAATGTCAACAATTTGGGTAGCTGACCAATTAAAAAAAAGGCTAAAGGAAAAAATGGAGGACACGCAAAGCCAGTTGGTTAATGGCGTGCAAAATTTTGAAGAATATCAATATCTACGTGGGCGTTACAATTCTCTGGTTGACGTAGAACAAGAACTTAGAGAATTGCTAGAGAGGATAGAAGAAAATGACGAAGAGCAACAAGGTTTTAGTGCCTGATCATATCGCTGCAGAAATTGAAAAAGATAAAGTAGCGGAAACCAACAAAGAAAACGAGTCTGAAGTTGACAAAGCTTTTGTCAGCGCCGCAGATCGCGTTTTAGATCCAACCTTAGTAGATCAAACTTTGATCGAAAGAATGCCGTCCCCTTCTGGGTGGAGAATGCTTATTCTTCCATACAAAGGTCGAGGTGTTTCTAAAGGTGGAATACATTTAACCAAAGAGTCCGTAGACAGAGAAGCCTTAGCTTCCGTTGTTGCCTACGTAATTAAGATGGGTCCTCTTTGTTACAAAGATAAAGAAAAGTTTGGAGACAAGCCCTGGTGCGAGGAGAAGCAGTGGGTGCTAATTGGTCGGTATGCTGGAGCTCGCTTTAAATTAGGCGATGATGCAGAATGCCGTATTATTAACGACGACGAAGTTATCGCGACCATTCAAGATCCCGATGATATCGTCACGCTGTAAACGTGAGGAGGACTCATGCAAGAAGAAGCAACTAATATAGTTGAAGAGCAAATAGAAGATGGCGAGATTGTTGAATTAGATTCGGAAGAATCTGATGCACCTGAAACCGATGCTTCTGCTTCAGAAACTGAGGCTCAAGAGCCAAGCAAAGAGGACGAATTAGAAAATTATTCTAAAGGCGTTCAAAAAAGAATAGCAAATCTTACAAAAAAAATGCGAGAGCAAGAGCGAGCAGCTCAATCTGCATTTGAGTATGCTAAGAACTTGCAAACAGAAAACGAAAATCTAAAAACTAATACTTCTAGATTAAATCAAAGCTATTATGGCGAAGCTGAGAACAGACTTAAGTCTCAGAGAGCCCAAGCTAATTCTGTTTTAAAAGGTGCTTATCAAGAACAAGACTGGGACAAGGTAACCAAAGCCCAGGAAATTTTAGATAAGATTACTGTTGAAGAAAGTAAATTGGCCAACGGTCGCATGACTATTGAACAAGAGCCTGTTTATCAAAACGTTCCTCAACAGACCTATCAACAACCCGTACAACAACAAGCAGCTGATCCAGACCCTGCGGCCGAGGATTGGGCTACAAAAAACGATTGGTTTGGTCAAGACGAAACCATGACTTTGGCTGCATTTAACATTCATAAGAAATTAGTCGATGAAGAAGGATTTGATCCTTCCGACTCAATGTACTATGATGAAATTGATAAACGTATCAGAGTTGAGTTCCCTCATAAATTTGAAGGAACAAAAACCCAAGGCAAGCCGCAACAAACTGTTGCTCCTGCTGGAAGGTCTGAAAGCTCTGGACGCAAACGACAAGTAAAGCTTACTAAAAGCGAAGTTGAAATGGCACGTCGTTTGAATGTTCCAGTTCAAGAATACGCTAAATATATTAAGAGGTAAGCAAATGACTGAAGATAAAAAAA